TTGTCTGGCGTAGCGTATCCGTCGGGCAAGGCAATTTTTATCGAGTGTAAGACGGCAACAGGCAAGCCGACGCTGCAGCAGTGCGTGTTCCTGCTGGCGATGTTGGCAGCGGGTGCCAATGCCGGTATCGCACGCAGCACCGAGGAGGCGCTGGCGATTTGCGAGATGACGGACGACTTGCGTCAGAATATGGGGGAGTATATCCATGGCTGGTTGGTTAAGCTTAGGCAGCGTGGTAAGTGATCCGTGGCCTGATTGTGCCGACAGCGAGTTCTGGGGGCAGCTGCTACCAAGCGCTGCCCGCCATGATCACAAGTTGTATGTTAAGCTCATCGGCCTACGCTTTGCCGGAGCAGAGCTGCTGCCTAGCGCACGCTTTGGCCTGCGTCTGGTCATGGTTAACGAGGCGACGGTGACTCAGCAGGAGGCGAGGGAGCTGCTTGCTCCCCACTCTGAGCTGTTACTGAATTTATTTTTACACATAGGAGGTGGCGCAGGTGGACAACAAAAAACTAATACATGATACTGTTGTGGCAACGCTGGCTGCCTTAAATAGCCAGCCTAAGCCGCAGGACTGCTACAAAGCGACGGAAGCACGCTTGTACGCTTACCCGACGCTGATGGCGAACATCGAGCAGTATCAGCTCGATATCCGTGACCTGAAGGCGGAGCGTGTCACAGAAAAATCTAAAGACATTACCTGCTGGGGCGGCGCAAGTTCTCGCCTGACGCCCGAAGAGAAGCAGCAGGCACGCATTATGGCTGTAGAAGTTAAGCTGGCGCGTGATCAGGCGGAAGTTGATAAAATTGACCGCATCTTGAACAGGCTGGAAGCAAGCGAGGATGCGGTGGCGGTAGACCTTATCCGTCAGGCGTATTTTTTCTGCGTACCTTTGGACGATATTGCGCTGCGTGAAGGTGTGTCGCTCTCGACCATCCAGCGCAGGCGTACGCGCCTGGTGCGGCAGCTGGCGTTGATGTTATATGGAGCGGAGGCGTTGCTGTGAGATTCGTAGATTTTTTCGCAGGAATCGGCGGTATTCGCTTAGGCTTAGAGCAAGCCGGGCATAAATGCGTCGGCTTCTGTGAGTTTGATAAGTACGCCAGGACGGCGTATAAAGCTATGTACGATACGGAAGGAGAGTGGGAAAACCACGATGTACGAACAGTTAAGCCTTATGATGTTCCAGCCGCCGACCTCTGGTGCTTCGGCTTCCCGTGCCAAGACATCAGCGTCGCAGGCAAGCAAAAAGGCCTGCAAGAAGGTGCGCGAAGCGGATTGTTTTACGAAATTATGCGACTGCTTGCCGGCCGTAGGCAAGAAGATAGACCTAAATGGCTGCTCATTGAAAATGTTAAAAATTTACTTAGCATTGGAAACGGATTTGACTTCGCGCGGTTGCTGTGTGAAGTGGGGGGGTACGGGTATTCTCTCCAATGGGATACTCTCAACAGCAAAGACTTCGGCGTTCCCCAAAACAGGGAGCGCGTGTTCATTGTCTGCTATCTTGGAGACATCCGTGGACGAGAAGTATTTCCTCTCCGACCAGCAGGCGGCGAGAATCCTTGCAAACTCAACGAGATAACGCAAGGCGTTGCCGATGGTCAAAGAATCTATGACGGAAGTGGATTAGCAAGAACGCTAAGGGCTGAAAGCGGTGGACAGGCCGGTAAAACAGGCTTGTATGTTGTTAAAGTACTGAAACCGTATGGCTCAACGCAGGACAGACACGGCGTAGCGCTGCTTGACGAAAATATCCGTATTCGCCGATTAACTCCGCGTGAGTGTTGGAGATTACAAGGTTTTCCCGATGAATGCTTTGACAAGGCAAGGGCAGCAGGCATAAGCGATACCCAACTGTATAAGCAAGCAGGAAACGGCGTTACTGTTAATGTGGCACGTGCTATCGGCGAAAGGTTAAAGGAGATTGAGAAAAATGAAACTCTATGAAGCGGTGTGGTTGAGTTGCAGGGAAGAGGTGACGCCGATATTATGATTAATTTGTATCCCGCAATTGCTGAAAAATTACATGTCCCTGTTGGCAAGGAGTTTAAGCTCAAGCCTAAGCGTGGTGGAGTATATCCGGCGCAGTATCGTTTCAGCGCTGATGATTTGGAGTATCGTCCGAGCCAGTGCTGCCATTGGTCAAACATTACTAATCAGCCCATGCAGATGCGTATTTTTCTTGCTTTGCTGCGTGGCGGTGTGGAGGTTATTAAATATGAGTAAAAATTTAATCCCGGAAATCGCCCAAATGTTGGGCGTGGAGCTGGGTGAAGAATTTAAGATTAACATTAACAACGAGATTTATCAAATCGATAAAAATGGTATGTATAGAAAAAAGATGAATGATGAAGGTCAATTTGATATGTGGGAAGAAGTCCCTCGCTGCTTTATTAAATTGCTTGCTGGTAACGCAAAACTTATTAAACTGCCGTGGAAGCCTAAAATCTATGATATCTATTGGACATTTAAGGCGGCACATATAGATGTATGGTGCATCACAGATACTCACTGGCTGAATAATCCAAACGACGTAGCTGCATTTAAAAATGGATGGGTATTCCGTAGTAAGGAAGGAGCAGAAGCTGCGTTGCCTGTGGTGGCTGCAGAATTTGATGTGAAGTATAAACTTTAGGAGAGAAAACTGCAATATGTTGCAAAAATCTCTTGAAAAAGTTAAAAGCAGGAATTGTTTTAGGAGGATTGTTATGATTACATATAGAGAATTTACATCGTTTATTAATGATGAACTTGTTCGCGTAGGAACTTTGTTTACGGAAAAACAGCAGCAGTATTCTGCTGGTGCTGATCCGTTGTCAAACTTCCGCACCGGTGCTATGCTGGAGCATCACGATGGTGGCTATGACATGATGTATGATGTGGCTAAGGGATATCTGAATAAGCACATTGCTTTCCTCTACGACCATGGTATCGCCGACAAAACGGAAGAATCCTTGCGCGACATGGTGGTCTATGGTCTGATTATGTTGTACATGGTCAAGAAGCACAAGGAATGGCTTGCACAAGTGAAGGAGTGAGGCTGATGAGTAGCAAACGTAAACTTAAGCGCCGCAATCCTGCGCCGGCGGCAGGCTTTAAATACGAGCGCATGTGCCAGGCTGTGTCCGAGCAGGCAATCTATCGCGTGCTGGCTGTTGCGATTGATATCCTCTGGAATGATTTCGGTGGTCTGCAGCGCAAGGACCAGCGGCTGAAATTCTTTGCTGAGACATTCCGTGAGCGTCTGGAAGTTGTTGATCAGGGCTTCACACCGTCGCAGCAGGCTGCCATGGATGAGTTGCAGCGCCAGGCTGGGTATAGCGTAGTGTTTAATGCAAAATAATTCAACGACCGCTCATCTGATGGTGGGCGGTTTTATTTTCTTGAAAATTCACAAAGAGTTCACAAAGACGTGAGAAAAAGCGGTGATTTTTATGGTATAATAAAACCGTGGAGAAGTGTCGATAAAATTCGATGCTTCTTTTCTTTTTTATGCTGTCGTACTCAAGTCTGGTTTAAGAGGCCGCTTTTCAGAAGCGGTAGGCGGATAATCTCCGTGCGTGGGTTCGTATCCCGCCGGCAGCACCTGTTTATGTAGCGTCTGGCTTTTAGCCGGGCGCTTTTTTTATGCCCGGAAACCGTAACCTAAGGGACGGGACATCCCTTTCTGTTCTCAAATCCTCAGCGGTAGTCCGGGCACCAATAAATGACTTGCAATTATTGATGGAGTGAGTTAACATGCTTATAAAGTACCTGCTGCTTGCAGCGCGTGTGTGGGATGGTTGGGATGAATCGAAACATCCGCGTAAGTCTAACGGGCAGTTTAGTGCTGGCGGTAGAACTTCCCAATCACCGCTCAGGCGTGCGGCTGAGGTTGTAAAGCCGAAGCGGAAGAGCAGAAAATCTAGTAAGATTACACCAGCTGAGCGTGAGCGTGTAACTCATGAAATCAGCACATGGTTCCATGGGCGGTTTGATGGTCTGCATAAAAGTTCTATTGCCGTAGGAAATTACGTTTATCTATTTACCATCAATGAGTATGGTGATTATGATATTTATTCTAAAATTTTGCTGAAATGAGGCATATTATGGAAGAACAACTTAGAGAAGCATTAAAAAAAGTCCCTCGCTATTATGAGGATTTTGAGACTGCTGTAGTTTTGCTGTTGGAGGATAACGAGGAAGCCATGCGCGAATTAATAGCGTTTATTGATTCCTCTCCTGAAGCACGAGTTGATGATGTGCTTGACATGGCTGAAGAACTGTCTGATCTTGAGGAGGCTGATGCCGATGAGTGAAAAATCCTCTGGTGGAGCACGTCGTGGCGCAGGTCGTCCGAAACTGCCGCCTGAATTAAAATCAAAACGCAAGCATTACAACTGGTACGTCACGGAAGAAGAGCGTGCGTTCCTGCTGGAGCAGCTTGCTGAATATCGAAAAAATCACTAATGTAAACCTCGAGCTTAATGGCTCGGGGTTTTTCTGTTTCCGGAGGTAATTATGAAAATCATTGATATGCCTATCGGCGATGTGATTCCGTATAAAAACAATCCACGCCGCAACGATGCAGCCGTGAAGCCGGTTATGGAATCACTGAAGGAGTTCGGCTGGAAGCAGCCTATTGTTATCGACAGGAATAATGTTATCGTGTGTGGGCACACGCGTCTGCGTGCTGCTAAACGACTTAAGATGAAGACTGTACCGTGTGTGATGGCGGATGACCTTACGCCGGAGCAGATTAAGGCGTTCCGTCTGGCAGATAATAAAACCGCCGAGTTTGCAAGCTGGGACATGGACATGCTCAACAGCGAACTGCTTGACATCAAAGGTATCGACATGGGCGACTTTGGCTTCGACATGCCGGAGCCTGAACCGGAAGAGGATGCTTTTGATGTGGATGCAGCACACGAGGCCGCCAAGCAGAACACCATCACGACTCCTGGTACTCTTTATCAGCTTGGAAACCATCGCTTATTATGTGGCGATTCAACAAATCGTACTGATGTAGCACGTTTATTGGGGGGGCAAATGGTTGACATGGTCTTTACTGATCCTCCCTACAATGTCGCTTATCAAGGCGGAACGAAAGAAAAGCTCACCATTAAAAACGATTCGATGAGTGAGGCTGAATTCAAAAACTTTTTAGATGCAGTGTTTGATAATTATTTTGCAGCGATGAAGCCCGGCGCATCCTTCTACGTATGCTACGCTAGTCGCAGTGCGGTCGAGTTCCGGCAGGCTATTGTCGATGCCGGTCTGCTGCTGAAGCAGGACCTTGTCTGGTGCAAGAACACATTTACGCTGGGACGGCAGGACTACCAATGGCAGCATGAACCCATCCTTTACGGCTGGAAGCCTGGCGCAAAGCACCGCTTTTTTGGCGGTCGTAAACTGTCGACGGTTATCCCAGACAACTATCCGGTGGAGGTTGGCTACGATGCCGATGGGCATCAGCTCATCCACATCAGCATCGGGCTTAAGACTGTTTGTCTGCGTGCCGACAACGTGGAGGCTGTGGACACGGAAGAGGTCAATAGCGTAATCCATGTTGACAAACCCACGCGCAACGCCGAGCATCCCACCATGAAGCCGATTGCCCTCTGTGCTAAGTGCATCAAGAACAGCTGCCAGCAAGGTGATGCTGTTCTTGATTTGTTTGGCGGCTCTGGCTCCACGCTCATTGCCTGCGAGCAAATCAACCGCCAATGCTACAGCATGGAGCTTGATCCTGTGTACTGCGATGTCATCGTTAAGCGTTGGGAGGCTCTGACCGGCAGGAAGGCCGAGGTAATCGGTGCCGAATCCTGAGAATTTACGCGTACCAAGCTCGAGCGAAGCTCGAAAAAACGGCTCTGCTGGCGGTCGCGCGTCTGGTGAAGCTCGCCGCCGCAAACGTGCTATGCGTGAGGTCCTTGATGACCTGCTGCAGATGCCGCTCAAACGTGGCGAGCTGAAGAATGTTGAGTGCCTGGGTGACCTGATGGGGCCGAACGGTAAGATTAACCTGCTGAACGGTAAAATCAATGTAACCGTGGAGCAGGCCGTGTTGCTTGGTCAGGTCGTGCTTGCTATGCAGGGCAATACCAAGGCGGCGACGTTCCTGCGTGATACTGCAGGGCAGAAAATTCTTAAGGATGCCGAAGAGCAGTCTCAATATGAGGACGATGGCTTTACCGACGCAATCAAGCGCAGTGCAAAGGATGTGTGGAAATAATGGGCATCGTTGGCAGGCTGCGCAGTATTATCAAACCTGTTATCAAGTTCTACGAGTTTAGTAAAAAACAAATGCAAATCTTAACGTGGTGGTGTGAGGATTCTCCCTACCACGATTACAATGGCATTATAGCTGACGGCTCCATCCGCGCTGGTAAAACAGTTGCGATGGCCGTCTCTTTTGTTATTTGGGCTATGGATACCTACGATGGCCAGAACTTTGCTATGTGCGGCAAAACCGTAGGCAGTTTTAGGCGTAACGTCTGGAAATGGCTCAAGCCTGTACTGCTGGTGCGTGGCTATCAGGTGGAAGAATCACGCACGGAAAACCTTATCGTGATAGCTCGCAAGCAAGGCAGCACGATGAAGCTGAATTACTTCTACGTGTTCGGTGGTCGTGACGAATCCTCGCAGGACCTCATCCAAGGCATTACGTTGGCTGGTCTGTTTTGCGATGAGGTCGCGCTCATGCCGGAGTCGTTCGTCAATCAGGCATCCGGCCGCTGCTCTGTGCCGGGCGCTAAGTTGTGGTTCAACTGCAACCCGGACAGCCCGATGCATTGGTTCCTGCTGCGCTGGATTGAGAAGTGCGATGAGAAGCGTTTGCTGCATATTCACTTCTTGATGGACGACAATCCGTCGCTATCCGACGAGGTGCGTGAACGTTACCGGACAATGTATTCCGGTGTGTTCTACCGACGCTTTATTTTAGGCGAGTGGGTAATGGCGCAGGGCGCTATCTACCGTGATGCGTGGAGTGATGAGCTGCTCTTTGGTGATGACCAGCTGGAGTATTTGCTCAAAAATCTGCACATCATGAAGCGCTCTATCACGATTGACTATGGCACCGTGAACCCGATGGTGTATCTAGACGTGCTCGATGATGGGTGCGACCTGTGGATTATCCGCGAGTATTATTGGGACAGCCGCGCCGAGGAAAAGGAGAAAGACAACAGCCAATACGCCGACGACCTGCTTGAGTTCGTTCGTGGCGTGGAGCTGTGGCCGACACATGTGGTCATTGATCCATCTGCAGCAAGCTTTAAAATTGAGCTGCGTAACCGTGGGCTACGTGCGAAGGAGACGGTGGAAACAATCAACGCCGACAATGATGTTATTGAGGGCATCCGTAAAGTGAACACGCTGTTAACCCGTCGCCGCATCCATTTTTATTGTGGTTTAGTGCACACGCTGAAGGAGATGCAGTCCTATTGTTGGGACGACAAGGCTCTGCAGCAGTCTGGCAAGGAGAAGCCTATTAAAGTAGCTGACCATGCGCCTGATGCGGTGCGCTACTATGTATCAACAGTCATCAGGCCAAGGAGGATAGCAAATGTCTAAAAGAAAACGCAGGCGCACCCTGGACAAAGCTCCTGAGCCGCAGCCAATACGCAGCAGGGCGCTCGACGCGTTTAGTAACGTATTGGCTCGTTTGGGCGCTGGCACTCCGAACCTGTTGGAAGGCACGGAGTACAGTCTGCAGCGCATGTCGCGTGATTTTAATACTTTGAATGCTCTCTACCGTGAGAGCTGGATTGTCCGTCGTATCATCGACGTTATCCCGGCGGACATGCTCAAAAACTGGATAACGATTACCAGCGGCCTGGACCCCGATGTAGAGAAGCGGCTCAGTCTTACTCTACGCCGTACTCAACTCATTGACAAGATTAAGCGTGGCATGCAGTGGGGCAGGCTCTACGGTGGCGCGTTAGGCGTGATGCTGGTCAAACACCAAGGCTACGACCTTAGCCAACCGCTGCAGCTTGACTGGATAATGCCTGGCGATTTCGCAGGGCTGCTCATCTTCGACCGCTGGAACGGAGTTAACCCATCCAGCGAGCTTATCGAAGATATTTCTGATCCTGATTACGGTTTTCCCAAATATTATACTGTAACTGATCCTGCCGGTGGTGGCTCCGTGAAGATTCATCATAGCAGGGTAGTTCGCTTTACTGGCAACACGCTACCTTTTTGGGAGGAAATTGCAGAGATGCAGTGGGGTGCATCTGTTGTCGAGTCAATTTTTGATGAGCTACGCAAGCGTGACAATGTGAGCTGGAACATTGCCCAGTTGACCTTCATGGCGAACATCCGCGTGCTAAAGATGCAGGACTTAGGTCAGCTTCTGGCGGCAACGGACAACGAGTCGCAGGCTGAGCTGCTGCGAACGCTGGAAGCGCAGAACATGCTGCTGAACAATATGGGCATGCAGGTTATGGATGCTGCAGATGGTCTGGAAACACACCAGTATACTTTCGGCGGCCTTGCTGACTGCTATCAGCAGTTTATCATGGACATCAGCGGCGCTGCTGAAATTCCGGTGACGCGTCTGTTCGGGCGCTCTCCCTCCGGCCTTAACGCTACGGGTGAGAGTGACCTGCAGAACTACTATGACATGATAGCCGAGAAGCAAGAGTCTTATCTGCGTCCTATCCTGAACAAAGTGCTCCCACCGTTCATTATCTCGACTCTAGGCAGCCTGCCTGACGACTTCGATTTTGAGTTTGACCCGGTTGCAGAGCCTACGGACAAAGAGCGCGCCGACCTTGCCAAGTGTGGCACAGACAATGTTGTAGCTGCCTACAATGCCGGTCTTATCTCTCAGCGCACTGCGTTGAAGGAGCTGAAGCAGCAGAGCGAGCGCACCGGTGTCTGGACGAACATCACCGATGAGGACATCGAGCGTGCGTCCGACTCCGTGGAGCCGCCTGGTGAGATGGGCGGAATGTTTGGCGGCGAAGAACCGATTGAACCACAGGCGTCTGCTTCTGTTAGGCAAGTGAAAAGTGCAGATGCTGCTTTCTGGAGTGAGGCTGATGATTTTAATTCACATCATAGTCCTGAGAATGGACGATTTTGTGAAGCCGATGGTGTTGGCGGTGGGGCTGAAAGAACAAATAACTTGCAAGAAAGCAAAAAGAATGGTACAATCAGCACCAAAGAAACAATAGCTCCAGAATGGTTTATTAAACAGAACAGGCCATTATTGATGAATGCGGAAATTAAGCAGTTGGGACATGTGCGTTGGATAAGTAAACATGTTTTTGACCGTATGTGGGAGCGTGGAATAAATGCGGAAGAAATAAAGGATACCATCAAAAATGGAGAGAGAGCTGTTGATAATCAATACGGAGGTTATATTTACTCTTCAAACGGGATAAAAGTTTGTGTTACTAAGAGTGGAGGCTTAAAAACGGTTATCAATAAGTCTACACAAAATTTTAAAACTTCTCTCGGAGCAATATTTTTGGAGGCTAAAAATGCTAAAAAAACTAATTGAATTCTTTGAGCGAGAAACAGGCGTGACTATTGAAGAAGCGTATAATTTATCGCCAGAAGAACAAGAAGCAATTTTTGACAAAATGGTAGAAATTGAACTTGAAGAACTCAGGGATGTAAATGATGAGAACGCTCCAATAAGTGAGCGTTGTGCTTTAGCTTGTAAATGGCAAGATATCATGAATGGTTCGAAAATTTAAATCCTGAAGCGTAGTTAGAATTTTTCTAGCTACGCTTTTTTGTTGCAAGATAACTTGCAACAATTATGCATGAGAGTTAATATATACACACTAAAAATTACGGAGGTTAGTGTCATGGATAAAACTAAACTTAACCTGGAACGCCTGCGTGCTTATGATGCCGAATGGGAAGAAGATAAGCATCCGCGTGCTGAAAACGGACAGTTTACTTCTGGTAGTGGCAGTGCTGGTGGCGGAACTGAAAGCGGTAGTAAGTACGGCTACAGTCGTTCTGAACAGCATGTTGCCAGTAAAATGGAAGAATGGGGCAATGAGCAAGGAAACATTGCTGCACTTGAAGCTGCCGACGCTTTCCGTGATGCGCGTGAAGATGAAAATGATATGCGTGAAGTCTTGAAATCTGTACGTCAGCATTTAGTCGAAAACGAAGATGACATTCGTGGTTATGATGAAAATCCCAAAAATTTTAACAAGGTTATGGAACAGCTGGATGATATGGAGTCTATGCTTAATGACCAAGACGATTATGAATTTAAGCATGGCGAGATAAAATCTCCACTTCGTCAGGCTGCTGAGACGATTCAGGGCGGCGATGGTAAGAAGGATACTAATTATACTGCCAATGGTCAGCAGACAAAAGCAGATAAAACCATTCGAGAAAATCCTAATTATGTAGGCAACGATGAGGTTTACAAGCTCTTAGGCGGAAAGAATAATGTTGATTATTTTAAATTTATTACGCCAATTTCAGCACGTGGAAATATAAACTCAAAAGACGATATTACGATAGAATATGGTGATGTTTATTATGACGACAAAGGTGAGAGACGTGTGAGCACGAGCACTACTACATTTTATGCTGACAAGATTTTTAAATCATTATGAAAAAATTTAAAATGCCGCGAGTCATTGAACGCTCTTATGCCAGCGCCATTGACCGCCTGATGCAAGGACTGAAGCGTGAGTTATCTCACGTTGCCAGTCCTTTTTTTATTGCTGACATAATGCGTCGGCTGGCTCGTTCGCCGACTTTTATTCGTGCCTGCGACCAAATCGCACGCTCGATGGCCACGCATCTGTTCCGCGACGGGCATAAGACGTGGCGTGCCGCAGCAGCCGAGGGCAGCAAGGGGCGAATCATCCGCACCGCTCTACAGCGCGAGCTTGCCTCGCCACGCGTCGCAAAAGTGTACGAGGGTATAATCAGTCATAATGCTGAATTAATCCGCTCTATGCCGCTCACGCTGGCCGACAGGGTGGCTCATAAGGTTGCTAAAGGTTATGAGCAAGGCTTGCGACCGGAGGCGATGATAGACGATATTCTCAAAGAGTACCCGCACATGACCGAAGCTCATGCAAGGCTTATCGCCCGCACGGAAACGTCTAAAGCCAGCACTGCTCTGACGCAGGTGCGTGCTGCTGAGGCAGGGCTTGATTGGTACGTCTGGCGTACAAGTGAGGACTCTCGTGTGCGTTCTGCTCACTCTCACATGGATGGTGTGATTATCCCTTGGGGCGAAGCTCCGGCGCCGGAGTTGCTCAATCATGAGAAGTCGCAGGGAATTTACCATGCGGGGAACATTTACAATTGCCGCTGCTATCCTGAGCCGCTTATCAGGTTTGACCAGGTGGCGTGGCCAGCTAAGGTGTACCGAAACGGCAAAATCGAGCGCATGGGCATAAAACAATTTAAGAAACTATTACCTGGAGGTGAGCTATGAGCAAGGCATATTTTGGCTCACGAATCTCCGACCACATCCTCAAAACGCCGGAGGGCTTCTTGATCTGTAAGGATGTTCCGATTGCTCGTACCGGTACGCAGCAGTATAGAGGCTGCGAGTTTGGCGGTCCGGTCGCTGACGGCATTTATAATGTGCAGCGCCCTGAAGCTGAGGTTTTTGACCGTGCTGCCGTGGCAAGCTTTGAAGGCAAGCCTGTGTGCGATGAGCATCCGGAGGAAGATGTAACTCCCGATAACTATGGGCGGTACATGAAAGGCGTGTGCCGTGATGTGCGTCGGGGCGATGGCGACTTGAGTAATTGCCTGGTCGCTGATTTAGTTATTTACGATGCTGACCTTATCAATAAGATTGAGGCTGGCAAACGCGAGATATCTTGCGGCTATGACTGCTTGTGGAACCCGACGAGTGACTCCAGCTATGACCAGCTGGAAATCCGCGGTAACCATGTAGCGGTTGTTGATAGAGGCAGAGCGGGGCACAAGGTGGCAATCCGTGACACTGCCGACGATAAAAAAGGAGGTAAAAAAATGTCTAAATCTTTGATTGGACGTATCCTGCGAGCGCTGGCTCGCGACGAATCTACTACACCTGAGGACATGGAGGCTGCTGCAAAGCTTGCAGGTAGCTCTGACGCTGAGCCGCGTCCTCAGCCTGCACCAGCTCCTGCTCAGGCGGCTCCCTCAACACCAGCGCCTGCAGTTCCAGCAGCTCCAGCTCCCGCAACACCTGCAACACCTGCGCCTGCTGCTGTGCCGCAGCCTGAAAATAAACCTGCAGCAATGGATGAGGCTACTGAGGCGCGCTTTAAGAAAATTGAGGACGCACTGGAAGCTATCAGCTCTAAGCTGAATCCTGCGCAGCCTGCTGCTGAGCCTAAAAAGGACGCTCTTGATGCTCTGGAGGAAGAGCTCCAAAACAAAGCACCCGCTGCTGCTCCTGCCGGGGACGAGGATGATGTAATCGAGCCGCCGGAAGATATTAATGCGCAGGATGCAGCGCCGGAGGAAGATGTCGAGGGCGAGTGTGCACCTGATGCTAAAGAAGCACGTGACGCAGCTATGGCTTTAATTAAAAACTTGAAGCCTGCTGTTGCAGCTATCCCCAATGAGGCACAGCGCAAACGTGCGGCTGACTCTCTGGCTATCCTCATCAAAGGCTCTATGCAGCAGGATGCTCAATATGGCAAGCTGATGCAGATGCGTCGCCGTTCCGCTGCACAAGACAGCAAGCCTGATGATTACGCTCTGGGACGTGAAATTGCAAAAAAATATAATCCCCATTATAAAAATCGTTAAGGAGGCAAAACAATATGAGTGGTAAAGCAATTGGTATCTCTATGAATTTTGGCTATCCCGGTAACTACGCCCGCACTCCGGACGATATCGTGGCCAGCCGTCTGTTAAACGAGGAAAGCGAAGCTATCCCTTTTGGTGCCGCTGTCTGCATTAAAGATGACAACACTTACACTGCTGTTGGCGCTGCAACTACTGCTGCTGATGTCGCTGGCATTGCGCTGCGTGTTGTTAAGCAGGCAGTATCTTATGCAGAGCAAAATAAAACCGAATATCAGCCCGGTCAGTATATGTCTGTCCTGGAACGCGGCGCTGCTACTGTTGTATGTAATGTTGGCACTCCGAAAGCTAACGGTAAAGTTTACGTGCGCGTTAAAGCTAATACTTCTATCGCTAACGGCGTTGTTGGCGGCTTTGAAGCTGCAGCTGACAGCACTAACACCATTGAAATTCCGAATATGCGCTGGACTAGCGGCGCAATAGATGCGAATCGTGTCTGCGAGGTTACTCTGCTGACTCGTGCTTCTGCGTAATATAAGGAGGTATAAATAATATGGCAACTGGAAAATTTGGCTTTTATAGCCCGGACGCTGGTATGCGTAATCTGGGTAATCTTGCCATGCAGAATGGTGGTCGTAAAAGATTCCGCGGCTCTGCATGGGATGCTGCTGCCAGCTCTGGCATGGCGTATATTACAGGCGAACTTGAAAAGGTTGATCCTAAGCTGCGCGAACCTCTGACCAGCGTAACCTGGCAGCGCGATATTGTCGCTAAGACTGGCGGCGGCTGGGTAGAGTTTACTTCTACTTTTGATGTTGATTACGCTACTTCCGGTGCAAACGCTAACAGTATCACTGCTCCCGGTGCTACTACAATCCCTGTAATGCAGGTCAACACCAGCAAGAACATGTTCAAGGTATCCACCTGGATGCACGCTATGCAGGTACCGTTTATTGACCAGGCAAAAATGAAGCAGATTGGCCGTAATCTGGAAGATTTGCTGGATAAGGGCGTTAAACTTAACTACAACAAAACTCTTGACCTCAATGTATACAACGGCTTTAAAGAGGCGGGTACTACCGGTCTGTTGAATGATCCGAATGTTGTTACCTACACTGTGGGTAATGGCAAGGCTGGCACTGCTACATGGAATACTAAAACCGCAGATGAGATCCTGCATGACATCAACAATGCGCTGGTGGATGCGTGGGCTGCATCCGAGTACGACATGAAAGGCATGCCGAATCATATTCTGATTCCGCCGAAGCAGTATGCTTACATCACCATGCAGAAGGTTTCCGAAGCCGGCAACATCTCCATTATGGAGTATTTGATGCAAAACAATATTGCTAAAGAGCAGGGCGGCTCTATCACCATTGAGCCTTGCCGTTGGTGCATTAAGGCCGGCACTGGTCAAAAAGACCTCATGATGGTTTACGTCAACGACGAGGATATGGTCAATTTTGATTTGACTGTGCCTATCACCCGCGCGTATACTCAACCGTCTGTTGAGCGTGCCGCCATCCTGACTTTGTTTGCAGCGCAAATCGGCCAGGTTAAATTTATGTATTATCAACCTGTCGCATACCACATCGGTATCTGATTAGGCAATATTCTAGCCAGGCGTTTATCGTCTGGCTTTTTTATTTGAGGAGGACAATCAATGGTTATTTTAACTAAAAAACGCTTTGGCTTTGTGAAGCAGGACGGTACTGAACGCATTGATGCGGAACGCTTTTTGACTAAGGGTGGAATGGAAATTGAGGATGCTCCCGATTGGATTGCAACTGATCCGCTGTATGCGCTGGCTGTTGAGTTTGGCGACCTTGTGCCGGTCAATGGTAAAACTCCGAAGGCTGAGGCAGAAGCTGTTGCCAAAGCCAAGCAAAGCAAAGCGGAGGATAAAAGCGAATAAGGAGGTGCATTATGTACCATCCGTTGATTGCTCAGGCGAGCAATATCAAAACGCAGGAGAATCCTCCCTACACCAAGGAGGACTTCCTGGCATTCTATCCACAGTTTGCTGAGCCACTGCCGGAAATAGTGCTGGACAGCTTTGTAGAGCTTGGTCAGGCGTGTGTAAGCGAGCAGCGCTATGGCAAGATGTGGAGGATGGCCATCGGACTGTTCATCGCCCATATGTGCACTCTTTACATGCAGTCTGCTGCAGACCCGGGTGCACCTGCTGCAGATATCCTTGCTGCAGCTCAGGCAGCTGGCGTTATTACGAGTGAGTCTGCTGATGGTGTGTCCTATTCCATGGATACGTCAGCGCTTTCACAGGACCTTGCAGGTTGGACTGCGTTTAGACTGACTGCTTATGGCGTGCAGTTTGCCACTCTGGCGCGTTTTGCTGGCAAGGGAGGCATGTATGTATGGTAAGTGTAAAAACTTCCCATAGAACGGTCAGCGGCGGCCTACAGGGGCTTATGGACAGAGTACAAGCTTTGAACCGTGTTAATAAGCTCTACGTTGGTATCCCACAGGAGAAAACTTCTCGTGGCGATGAGCCTATCAATAATGCGAGCCTGCTGTACATCCATACTCATGGCATCCGGCGTAGGTCCATGCGTGAGGAAATGCAGGGCTACATGGATCAGGGTATGAAGTACAGTCTTGCCTATCAGCTCTACGTCCAGACACACGGTTCGCCGCTATGGCACGCTCCGCCACGTCCTGTTATTGAACCTGCCATCGCCAAGCACCACCGTGAGATTGCAGAAGAATATGCTAAGTCTGTAAAGGCTGCTATGACTGGCGATGGAAGCAGGGCTGATGCTTTTATCAAACGCACGGGCCTGCTGGCGCAGAACATCTGCCGCAAATGGTTCACGGATGCCGAGAATGGCTGGCCGCCTAACTCCCCGAAAACCATAGATAAAAAGACCAAAGGCAAGGGCGGCAAAACCAATCCGCTTATTGATACCGGTGCCTTGCGTAAGGCTATTGTTTATGTGGTAAGGAGTGATTGACGTGGTTAATGTTGGCAGAGTGGTGCGCAGCAAGCGTTTAGGCTGCCAGCGCATTACTGTCAAACGCTACGCTGCAAGCTGGCACGATGGAGCTTATGGCCGAGATACAGACAATCCTATTGTGCTGCAGGTGGCGGCGATTGTTACTGTTGCCCAGCCTAAAGATTTGCAGTTATTGCCCGAAGGTGACCGCGTAACCGGGGCAATGAAATTTTTGACGAACGTGGAGCTGCACGCGACCAATGGTGAAGCTATCAGCGATGAGCTTGAATGGCGCGGAGCACGCTACAAAATCCTCACTGTTACGCCTGATATTGATTATGGATTTTACCGCTCTATCGGGACAAGATTGGACGGTGATGGCGTTGGTTAAAAATATTGCTGAATTTGAATCTTTAATGTGGGCAGAGTTGATGGACATCCTCGGGCATGATGCTAAGACAATACCGCCGCCTGTACGCCGCTCCTGGCCAACGGACGGAGGTCCTGACTGGAAACTTACGGATAACGTGGTTTTTATGCAGTGCACTGAGGCGGCCGAGGACATCATGCAGCCGATTGATGAGCGCTGGCAGTCTGAAGGACGTGATTTTTTTCGTGAGAGTGCAAGTACACGTACCATCCAGCTACGCCTGAATGCTTATGGTCCTGCCTGCTATGAATCGCTGCTTAAGCTACGCCTTGAACTGCTGCGTGGCCGTCCGAAGCTCAAAAAACAAAAAATCTATATTATTCCCGGCAAGGATTCCATCCAATATGCGCCTGAATTATTCCAGGGACGGTGGTGGAAGCGTGCCGATTTGACTTTATATTTTAATGTGCTGATCAGCGTTGAATCTATCGTGAAAGCGATTGAAGAAGTCAACGTTACGATTAAAGCAAACGAGCCTGGTACGAGTGATGTTATCCTTGAGCCAGGCGAAATTATTATTAAGAAAGGGTGATTTAGTTGGCTTATAAATTGGACTTATCTCCGATTGTCGACGTGGTTATCAACCTGTCTGCTAAGGCTGCAGCTCGTAAAGGCTTTAATCTTGGCCTGATTATTGGCAAGTCTGAGGTTATCCCGGCGAATGAAAGGGTTCGTGTTTATACCAGTGCATCTCAGATGCTGACTGACGGTTTTGTGGAAACGTCTGCAGAATATAAGGCTGCTTTATTGTATTTTGCAGCTACGACCAGCCCTCGTAAGCTGGCAGTGGGTGTAAAGCTGGTAGGGGACGAGAATTTAACCGCTACGCTGGAGGCTTGCCGTGCTGCTAACTCTCAGTGGTGGCCGTTTACTTATCTGGGTGCAGAAGATGTTGATATCAAAGACTGTGCAGCTTGGTGCGAGACCGCTGTACCTGACAGCGTCTACATGTATACGACTGCTGATAAAAGCGTACTTGACGCATCTGGCGATGCAAAGAGCATTTTTAAGGCTTTGCAGGATAAAAACTACCGTCGCAGCTTTGGTCAGTATTGTGGTGACACGGATACTCCCGATGCTGTTGCAGCTACTATGGGCTACGCGATGGGCGCTAACCGTGGTCTTGCCGGTGATGCGTTTACGCTGGCGTATAAAACTTTGCCCGGCGTAAAAACAGATGACCTGTCTGAATCTCAGGTAACTCATGTGTGTGGCAATGCTGAATCTGCAGGCCATAATGGTAATGTATACATTAACCGTGGTGAGGAATATGATATTCTGCAGCAGGGATATATGGCTGATGGTACGAGCTTTGATGAGCTACTGTATCTTGATATGCTCAAAAACGATATTACGCTTAATGTCATGGACCTGCTTTACCAGCGCCGCAAATTGCCGCAGACTGAAGCTGGTGTTACAAGCATTATTAATGTTATCAATGATGCTTGCCGTAAATATGTGAAGTTGGGCTTTATCGCTCCGGGCAAATGGAACGGTGCCGAGTGCTTGAATCTGCAGACAGGTGATTACCTGCCTGATGGCTATCTGGTGCAGAGCGAGCCTCTTGACGAACAGTCTCAGGCTGACCGTGACAAGCGCAAGGCTCCACCGATTTATGTCTGCTGCAAACTGGCTGGTTCTATTGAATTTATTACCATCCAGGTTAATGTTAACCGCTAAGGAGGCTATCTGAATGGAATTAACTACTTACAGTTTTGCTGATTTGGCTGGCTCTATTAATCATCCGACGTTTGGCTCGTATCTTTTTGATGGTACTGGTGTAGGCTCTGTGACAGTATCTAAGGCCACAGACCGCACTGCTCATGATATTGCTGCAGATGGCTCAGTAATGGTATCTAAGATTGCGGGCAATAATGGCACCGTAACCATTGAATGTCAACAGACCTCTGCTATCCATAAATGGCTGAGCGCCTGGTTTAATGCGTTGTGGCAGCTGCCTACAAGTGAATGGGCAAGCACCAGCATGACGCTGCGTAATACCGCGACAGGTACACGCCATATTATCTCCGGCATCTCGCCGCAGAAGGAACCGGACACTCCCTATCAGAGCCAAGGCCAGCGAGTGTCTTGGACGCTGATGTGTGCTGAGATTACTAATCTGCCGATTTGACGATGGAGGTCTGAATTATGCTTAAACAAAAAACACAAGTTGTGGAGGTGGCTGGCAAATCCTACCAGCTCACTAAGATGGACGCTCGCACAGGCAGCTATGTCGCTTTTAAGGTTGCGGGTGTGCTGGCTCCCTCGGGCGGTAAAGCAGCCGAGATGGCTGCTGCCCTCATGGGCATGCCGCGCAAGGATTTTGACGAGCTGCAATCTTTGCTGCTGCGCACTGTTAATCGTTTGATTGATAACGGTAATGGTCAGCAGCTCCCCGAACCTGTCCTGACAGCTAAGGGTGATTTTGTTGATGAGGCTTTGGCGTATGATGCTGCCAGCGTTATCCAGCTGACTGTCCATGCGCTTATCTTCAACGTCGGAGGTTTTTTCGCCGCAGCCGGGTTGAATCTCCCGGCAGAATTGACGGGACAACCTACGAGCCGATGAGTTATCCGACGCTTGATGCTTTCGCCTTTGCTCCTGTTGTTGCAGGGTTTTGGCGGCAGCACGAGCTGAGTGATGGCACGTATGATTTTGATGATTTGCTGGACGCTCACGAACTGTTGGCGGTCAAGGCAGAAAACGCACGGCGGATGCAGGAAGCCATGAGAAAGGAGTAGGCTGATGAGCAATATCTTAGAAGAATATCTTGTGCGCATTGGCGCGGAAGTCGACAAGGACGCTTTTGCCGGAGCTGCGCAAGCTATCAGCAAGTTATCCGGTATGCTCGGGAAGCTGGGTACTATCCTTAAATATGGCGGTATTTTTGTAGGCCTTGCTAAAGTTACGGAAGCTGTCATTGATAACATCAAGGCTGTGGCCAGCGCCGATTTGGAATACCAAAAGCTGGCGCAATCAATGTGGGTGACAAAAGACACAGCTAAAACCTTGAGTGTGGTCCTGAAGACCATGGGCGCTTCGCAGGAAGATGTGGCATGGGTGCCGGAGCTGCGTGAGCAGTTTTTCCGTCTGCGTCAGGAGATGGCAGAGCTGTCTACTCCTGCAGATGCTGACGGACAGTTAGCCTGGATCCGTGAGATTGGTTATGACGTGCAGTCTTTGCAGCTCAAATTAAAAATGTTTAAGGAATGGGTGGTCTATTACCTTATCAAAGAGCTGCAGCCCTACATCAAAGAATTTCAGGAATTTATCCGCTGGCTCAATGATAAATTTGGCAAGAGCTTGCCTGCGCTGGCACGTAAGGTAGCCAGCGTGCTGGCGAGTGTTGTGCGTGTAGCAATGTCGCTGGTTAAGGCTCTCAAATGGGTATTTGAAGGCATTTATAATTTTATTGACGCGCTGCCGAGTAAAACAAAGGCTTTAGTAGCTGTATTTGCTGTTGTCGGTGCTGCCATCATGGCAGGGCCGTTTGGCTTGATGATGATGGCCATCGGCACTGCACTCATCATGCTGGAGGACTTCTTTGGTTATCTTGAGGGACGCGAGAGCAGCAATACCTTAAAGCCGCTCTGGAAATGGCTTACTGATGAGAACAATCCTTTGCATCGCATAATCACAAAGATTGGTGAAGGCATTGCGTTTATCCTTGAGAAGCTTACGGAGCTGTTTGAAAAAGTCTTTACGGAAGAGCGGCAGGAGAAGCTTAAGGAAATCGTAGCGAATATTGCTAAGAGTGTTGCCGATATTGCTGAAGGCTTGGCAACGATTGTTGAAAAGATTTGCGGTGAGAAGTATCCTGTAGTGAAGAAATTCTGGGACTTCTTCCTGACATCTGTCGGTAAAGTTGTAGATAAGGTACTCACACTGGAAAATAGGCTGGCACATCTATGGATGGCTTTGGGTAAAGCTATTAAGGGCGATTTCAAGGGTGCACGTGAAGAATTTATCAATGCTATTACTGAAGAAAATGCAACAGGTGAGCGTTCTAAATATATCCAGAAAAAGCTTATATCAATGGGATTTACTGCTTCTGCTGCCGCTGGCGTTGTAGGCAATCTTGTTCAGGAATCCGGTTTGCGCACTGATGCTATCGGTGATAATGGCACATCTGGCGGGTTAGCTCAATGGCATAATGAACGCTTAGATGCTCTTAAGCGTTTTGCTGCTGCGCGTGGTAAAGAGTGGACCGACCTTGACACGCAGATTGAATTCTTGGCAGAAGAAATGCGCACGTCCTACGCTGATACTTATGCTAAAATGCAAAGCGCTGAATTGCCGGAGATAGCAGGGCAAATTATGACGGACGAATATGAAATCCCTGATCCTGCATCTGCTAATTATTCTCAGCGTCGAGCTAACGCTCGTGCTGCCTATGAAGCTATGCAGTCTGGCAACAAACAAGCGGATGATTATCACGGTGGCGGTGGAGGCGGGTATGACAGCCTTGTTGCTCCTACGAGCTATGCTGCAGGTTTTGTTGCAGGTGGTACTGCCGGTCTTATGCCAATGGCGAACAGTACGGCAAATTATAACGGTGGAGTTGTAAATGTTGGCGGCATTGTGGTTAACTGTGGCAATGTCAGTGATCCGCAAGGTGTGGCTAAGGCTGTAGAAGGAACAATGGAAGATTTTGCCCAGCGTCTGGCAGCGCATAACGGAGGGACGGTGTTTGTATGAGCTTAATGGGTACAATGAACACTTTAAATGGTATCTGGGGCGCTAATAATCTGGTTGCTAAGCTCACGGGCAATAAATCATTTAAGACTAATGATGGTTATAGTCCATCTGTTTGGGGCAGTGGCCTAGGCTTGCAGCAGTTGCTGATGGTCAAAACGAACATCGACGGTTATTTTTTTGACGCTGTTTTTAGCGTCGATACCGAACACAGCTTGACGGTTACCCAGCATCCTGTGCAGACTGGCGCAAATATCAGTGACCATGCTTTTGTAAATCCTATCCGTATGACGATGCAGATTGGCGTATCTGATGCCATGGCTTATCGTGTTGGTGCTAATTATGGTGGGGATGGCGGCACAAAATCTGTACAGGCCTATCGCTTGCTCTGCAAGCTGCAGGAACTGCGTATACCCATGCAGGTTGTTACGCGTCTGAACACGTACCAGAATATGCTTATTGAGAGCATTGATGTGAGCGATGATGTGTCGACGCTATGCGCGCTCAAAGCTACTGTGAATCTTGTGCAGGTGCTGGTGGTTAATGTTGGCACAGAGAAAGTATCAGCGCGTCAGTGGACTACAGGTGCACAGAGCAAATCGCAGGAAGTGCAGCCTAAAGACAACAGCACGATTTTGCGCAAAGTAGAAAAGGGCACAGGTCTGGAGGTGAAGTGGTAATGAGCTATTATGAAATACCATTGACTACCACGCCTTTCGACCAGAAGACTTTTAAGCTGACGCTGGATGGCGAGCGTAACATCAACATCCTGCTGAAGCTGCGCTATTATGATTTGTATGAGTTATGGGTGGCTGATGTCTGCGACAATAGCACAGGCGAAGAGTTGATTACAGGCATGCCATTGGTGCCTGGTATTGATTTGCTGGGGCAGTACGCGTACTTAAACATTGGCAGTGCCCAAATCGTAGCTGTTGGTCCTACCACGCAGGAGCAGCCTGATAATGAGACATTAGGCTCAGCCTGGGTACTATTGTGGGGTGATGGCTCATGAGTAGTTATCTGTGGATGAGAAAGTGGAAAATCCTTGTTGTGGATGATCAGGACAAGGAGGCCCTGAATGTTTCTAATCTGCATGTGAAGTTTACTGTCAAAAAGTCGCGGGAAATAAACAACTATTCTACCGTGGAAATTTACAATCTTACTGCAGCAACCGAACAGAAAATCCTTAAGGAAGGCGACCGTATCATCATTGAGGCTGGCTATGAAGGCTATCTGACTACATCTGCAGATGGCTCCGTTCAGGAAGCAAAGGATGCTGAAGGCAATACACAGGAGAAGCAGTACGGAGTTATCTTTGACGGTAAAATTATTTATCCATCCCGGCGCAAGGAGAATAATACGGACTACGTGCTGTCGCTCCTATGCGTAGACGGAGCTAATGTCCTTGGTAAAAATTTTATTGCAAAAACCTTAAACAAGGGCGTTAATCAACGTCAGATTTTGGATGCGGTCTGCGAAAAGTCAAAAACCAAAATACCTACTAATAGTATTACTCAGGGCCTATCCGGGCAAAAGCTGCCGCGGGGTAAGGTTATTTTTGGCGAACCTAAAGATTATATTTCTGATATTGCCCGCGGTAACGGTGCGAGCTATTGGGTGAATGATGGCAAGCTGAACATGATAAAGCTTGCCGACGTTGCAAAGGATGAAGCCATTGTGCAAACACCTACGACCGGTCTTGTCGGGATGCCGACGCAGACGCAGTATGGCGCAAATTTTAAGCTGCTGCTGAATCCTGCTGTACATATGTGGTCTTTGGTGCAATTAAAAAACAGCGAGATTGCGGAAGCACAGGTTACTCCAGGTCAGGCGCAGATGCCGCTTGATGAAGAGTGGATTTATCAGGTCATTGAATTGACGCATACTGGTGATACGATGGGTAACGATTGGTATACGTCATGTACGGCTGTATCGCGCTATGGTAAGGGCGTTCTGCCTGCTCTCATGGCCAACAATTCGCAGAATCCAAACGGAGTGTGATTTTATGATTGATTTGAATTTGCGCACGCCGAACGTCGAACGTCAGGGCGAACTTGACGCTCGTGCCGCTGCAATCAAGACGCGCGTGTGCATGCCTGGCATTATCCAAAGCTTTGACGCGGCCGCTCAGACTGTTACTGTGCAACCAGCGCTGCGAGAAAAAATGCTTGCAGACGGTGATGAATCATGGATAGATATCCCCTTGCTGGTTGATGTGCCTATCGTCGTGCCACGTGCTGGCGGTTATGCACTGACGCTGCCTATACAGGCAGGTGATGAGTGCCTTGTGGTATTTGGCGATATGTGCATGGATGGCTGGTGGCAGAGCGGGGGAGTGCAGAATCAAGTTGAATGTCGCAGGCATGACCTGTCTGATGGCTTTGCTATTATCGGCGTGTGGTCGCAGCCTAGAGTAATCCCCGGCTACAGCACAGGCTCTGCTCAGCTACGCAATGATGCGGGCAGTGCTTACGTAGAGCTTGCTGGAGACACGATTAACATCGTGGGCGGTACGGTAAACATTAAAGCAGGGCGGGTGAACATCAATGAGTAATGCAACGCGTTTAGGCGATTTGGATACCGGTCATGATGCCTGTGCTCCGACAGCACTCGTATCGGCCAGCCCTAACGTATATATCAACGGCCGCGCTGCAGGCCGTGTGGGGGACAGCTATGCACCTCACGGCTGTATCAATCACCCGTCGCATAGCGGTACGATTGCCAGCGGCTCAGCATCTGTGTTTATCAACGGCAAGGCTGCCGGGCGCGTTGGTGATCCCGTGAGCTGTGGCGGCACTGTAGCTGAAGGCAGCAGCAATGTGTTTATTGGAGGCTGATATGCAGGTTAGACGTTTGGACGACAATTGGGACTTTTGCTTTGGTCGTGGCCCTCAAAATTACATCAGCGGCGTCGAAGCTGTCGGGCAGGCGATAAAGCAGCGCCTGCTCCTGCTCTATGCCGAATGGTGGGAAGACTTAAAAGATGGGCTGCCGTTGTGGGAGCAAATCTTAGGCACTTCAGGCAGCGAAGAGAACAGGCAGGCCGTTGACATTATTATCCGTGACCGTATAAGCGGCACGGAAGGCGTGCAGTCTGTCACGTCTTTTGAATCAAGCTATGAACGCAGACATTATAAATTCACGGCGACCGTAGAGACTATCTATGGCTCGTTGACTATTAGTAGTGAGGAGGTGCAGATGTGACGTATTTTAAGCCTTATGTTGATAGTACGGGACTGCATATCCCTACCTACAACGATATTTTAGAGGATATGATTGCTGCAATGAAGCAAATCTACGGCGATGATATCTATCTGGACAACAGCTCGCCTGATTATCAGCTGCTGTCCATTTTTGCTCTCAAGCAAAGCGATACGCTGCAGGCTCTCGCGTATGCGTATAATGCACGGTCACCTGAAACGGCTATTGGCACGTCACTGGACAGCGTGGTAAAGCTGAACGGCATTAAGCGCAAGGCTGCAGGGCACAGCACCTGCCAAGTAAAGATTACCGGCAGCCCGTTTACGCAGATAACCAATGGTGCAGTAAAAGACCGCGCGGGGCTGACATGGGATTTACCGGCAAACGTAGTAATCGACTCCAATGGCACGGCTTACACTGTAGCTACATGCCGCACTGCAGGCGCTGTGAGCGCGCTGGCGGGCGATATAGCGCAGATTGAGACGCCGACCTATGGATGGATAGCTGTTATCAACGAAGTGAGCGCTGTGCTGGGCAACACGCAGGAAACCGACGCGCAGCTCCGCCAAAGGCAGGCAATCAGTACGGCCAATCCGTCGCAGACCATGCTAGCTGGCACCAAGGGCGCTATTGCAGCGCTTCCGGATGTGTCTCGCTATGCTGTTTACGAGAACGACACCAACGTCGGGACTGTAACCGAGGATAATCCACACGGTTTGCCAGCACACTCTGTAACCTGTGTGGTTGAGGGTGGCACGGACGAGGACGTGGCTGAGGCGATATACCTGCATAAAGGCATCGGCTGTTATACAAACGGTGATGTGGAGGTGCAGTATACTGACCAGAACGATTATATCAATACCATCAGATTTTACCGGCCGGAGTATAAAACTATCTACGTCAAATGCACGCTGAAGAAGTATGTCGGCTATATGTCCAGCATCCAAGCTAACGTCAAGAGTGCGATATATGACTATTTGGCCGCGCTGACGATTGGTAGTGATGTGTCCGCTTCGGTGCTAGCAAACATTATTACTGACTGCAATCCGTCTTTGACTAAGCCCATATTTGGTATAAAAGAGCTGAAATTGGGGCTTGCCGCAGACGCGATGGGTGTTGCTGACATTGCAATCGGTTACAAGGAAATTCCGGAGCCGGTATACGATGCCATTGAGGTACAGGTCGATGCTTGATTTAACATATTATAAACGGCTGATCACGAGCGAGTATCGCCGCAGCGCTAACTTTACGGCTATGGTTGAGAAACTGCTCAGTTATGGTCTTGATTTGGACAGCAGCGCCACCGATTTGATTACGGCGTTCGAGGCTGATTATGCGACGACCGCACAGCTCGACATTCTCGGCGCTATCGTCGGAGTAAGCAGGCAGCTCAGCTTTGAGCCGTCCGTTGCTGCTACAGGCGACATTGTGTGCCCGTCTCCAACGGAAATTGCCAGCGGCACGGAGTATCTAACAATCAATACTCCGGAGCCGCAGAACATGGTAAGCGTCAGCTTTATTTCCGGCTTTCCTCCGGGGGAAATGAACGACAGCAACAGCATGATGGATGATGATCTGTTTCGACTGCTAATCAAAGCGCGTATTATCCAAAATGCGTGGAAGGGCACTATAACAGAGCTATATGAGCTGTGGGAATCGGTTATGGGCAAAGATAAGCATTTATCTATTGAAGATTTGCAGGATATGTCGTTCAACATCGTCCTGCAGGGCGATTATACTGCGCTGGAGCGCGAGCTGATTATCCACGCATATATCATTCCGAAGCCGGAGGGCGTACGCATCAACGTGCTGACATTCGTATCGACGGACGGCCTGCCACTGTTCTCCTATGATTACAACACTATGCGTTACAGTGGTTACAATAGCCATTGGGCTGTAGAAGGGAGCGAGCTAATAAATGGCGAGAAGTAATTTTAAGGTTTTTGCTGAGGCCGTGGACAGCAGCAAGGTTGTATCCGATGCTGAGTACGCTGTCAACACTCAGCGCATCGGCGGCGTTGTTCCGGGGCTGGCGGCGGCTGACCTGCACAACAAGCTGTATAAACAGGCTACGATTATGGCTGCCGCTATGGCGCAGGTCCTTGTCGAGCAGGGGCAGGATGCTTTGGACAGCGATTACGCAGGCCTTGTGGCATCAATCAAAAAAACATTCCTGCTGTCGCTTAACGGCGAGAAACCGGATGCTAAAGGCAATCTGCAGAAACATTTTGTATATAGTGTTGAGGGGAAAAAACCGGATAGCAGCGGCAATGTGTCTTTGAATATTGATTATCTCAACGCGATGAGCTTTGTCGGCTCTGTGGTAATCACCCGAGATAACATCAATCCCGGCACAAGACTTGGCGGCACGTGGCAGCTTCTGCAGAGCGGCCGCTATGTCCGTACTGCCGGTGCAGGTTATCCCGGCGGAACGATGGGCGGCAGTGATGGCTTTACACTGGGTGTAAATAATATGCCTGCACATAGCCATGAAGCTACAATTTATGGTGCTGGTAATCATAAGCATGATATTTATGTCAGCAATTGGCAAACACACGGCGGCAGTGGTGGTGCAGGATATCAAGCTCATGAGCGCCGCTGGGGCGCAACTGAAGAGGCTGGAAATCACTCGCATCAAATAACCATCAAATCTACCGGCAACGGAGAAAAGGTAACCTTCGAGCCGTCTTATCTGTGTTTATATTTTTGGGTGCGTACTGCGTGAGGTGAAGTAAATAATGAGTAATGCAAGAATACAGTTTAGCACAGCGTCCGAGGAAAAATGGCTGCAGGTGAATCCTGTGTTGCGTGAGGGCGAGCTGGTCATCGCACGCAAGGCGAACGGCAAGCGCAAGCTCGTGGTCGGCAAGCCCGGCGGTTCCTCGTACGCAAACTCCGAGGTGGTATGGGATGCTGAGCAGGCTGAAACATATATGAATACCACCAAGGATTTAAGCGAGAATGTTAACGTCTTTGTGCCGCACATTGATTCTAGCGGCATTTTGACTTGGACGAACAAAGCCGGCCTTGATAACCCGAGCCCGATAACCATTAAAGGCATCAAAGGTGACCCCGGCGAAAAGGGCGAGCCAGGGCAACGTGGCGAACAGGGCGCACAAGGCATCCAAGGACCGCGTGGCATCCAAGGTGAACAGGGCGAGCGAGGAGCACAAGGTTTGCAAGGTCCAGCAGGTAATGCAGCTACAATTACCATAGGCAACGTTACGACAAGTGCTCCCGGCACATCGGCTAGTGTCACCAATCGCGGCACATCGTCTGCTGCCGTGCTTGATTTTGTGTTGCCTAAAGGCAAGGATGGTGCTGATGGTGGTGTAACGGTTGATGAAGAACTATCAAGCACAAGCACTAACCCGGTACAAAATAAAGTTATCTATAATGCGTTGCTGGATAAAGTTGGAACGGAAGATATTTTTAATGGGTTTGCTTTAAGAAGTCCAACAGCTTCAATCATGTGGCGTTTAGGCTCACAGTCATTAGGTACGCTTACTGCAACTAATTATACAGGTACTGCATTACGTGCAACACAAGATGGTGCAGGTAACGTAATCACTGATACGTATACTAAGAAGGTTGATTTTGATAAGACTATTAGCGAGTTAGGTGTAGCTTTCCAACAAAAAGCTGATAAGAGTGATTTAGCTGATGTTGCGACTAGTGGTAAATATACTGATTTATTAAATAGACCTACTTACGTTGTGCAGTCCGTAAACAATATTAAACCAGACAGTGATGGCAACGTATCTATAAGCGTGGAAGGTGGTGGTTCTGATATTACTGTGGACGCAGAACTGTCTGATGCTTCCATTAATCCGGTTCAAAACAAAGTAGTAAAAGCAGCACTTGATAACAAACTAAACACTACTGACACTGCTGCTGCTGCTAACAAATTAGTAGCATCTACCGTAACTGCTGTTAATGTAGGTCGCCCTCTTGTCTTTTTCTCTAATGATTCTGGGGGCACATGGCTGGAAGCTCGTTATGATATTAATTTTAAATACAACACAGTAACTAAAGATTTAACTGTTGGTAAAATTAATGGCGTTGATGTTACGGCAATAGATACCACCTACGCTAAGAAAACTGATATTAGCGGTATGGTTAAGTCTGTCAATGGTGTATCGCCTGATACCAATGGTAACGTAACTATTGAAGTCAGTGGTGGTGGTTCTTCTGTTACTGTTGATACTACTTTGTCCTCTTCCTCTACTAATGCTATTGCTAATAAGGCTGTGTATAATGCACTTTTAGGTAAAGCTGGAACTGACATTTTTTCCGGCTTTTCTTTAATGGGTGCTGGTGCTACAATAAATTGGCGACAAGGTTCACAGCTAATAGGGTCAATCAGTGCTACAAATTATACCGGCACAGCTAATGCAGCAACACATGATGATGCTGGTAATACAATTTCAACCACTTATGTTAAAAGCGTAAACAACACTAAACCCGATTCAAAAGGTAATGTAACTATTACTGTTGGTGGTGGTGTAAGTACATCTGAAGCAAATGACTGGCCTGTTCAACAGTATTTTTATATGGCTAAGTTCCAATTAGAAAAATATGATACAAGTTATGCTAGTGGAACTACTATGAACCCTACTGCTGTTACATCTATATATAATGCAACAGGCAATCTTACTTTAGATTTAACGAATTTAACCTCTCTATTAAGTGCAGGAGAATCAATAGTATTTACTGCCTACATTACATCTACTGCTGATTATGCTCTTACTATAACTAATGGGGGCACGTTAAAATATATAGGTAGTCCATCTGATTTAGCGATTACGAGCGCAGGTTTATTACTTAATATCTTTATAGCATTAGATAATAGTGGTAACAAAACAAGCATCGTACAAGCATCTAAGTTATCATAAAGGTGATGTAATATGGGACTTAATCGTTTATTTATGGTAAAACATGCTGAAAGTGGTGCAGTTGATGAGAATGTTTTTATTATGACTATGGGACAGCAAGGTAGTCAATATGGGTATAGTCGCAACAATGGCAACTATGGCGAGGTTACAGGTAATGTTACGCATGATGGTAGAGCAGTTACTCTTGTTATGCTGTCTTATTATGGTGGATGGCTTGACGTTGCCTTTAAAGAAGAGGGTGTGACGGGGGGCAGCCGTAATATTAGTCTTAACATCACTCCACTTGAAACAGGTGTTACTCAATCACTTGCTGTTGGTAGAATATCATATCAAGGTGCTGCAATAGGTTTTTACACCTACGTTCAACGTGTACCATCCAGCATCTCTAGTATGTTTACTGCTGCTAATGTAGGAAAAAAATTCAAAATAGAGATAGTGTTTAACTAGGCGGTGATTTAATGCAAACAACTTATACATACAAAGAGCAGACCTACTCTAATCTGTACGGGCTTTCCGAAGCGTTAGGCAAAGACGGCGTGTTTATCCCTCTGTCAATCAACGATGAAGCCTTAGCGGAATTAGGTGTAACTGTTACGCATGAGGAAGAACCTATTGAAAACGTAAAACAGCGTAAAATCTTGATGCTGAAGCGCCAGCGTGATGCTACAGAGGTTGAGCCGATTGAATACGGCGGGCACCTCTACGATTATGACAGCAAGGCGCGCGACCGCATCGCAGCAGCTATCATTGCGCTGGAGCTGCAAGGCGAAGGAGCTACAATAGAGTGGACCACGGCAGATAATGAGGATGCGGTGGTTACGGCTCAGGACCTGCGTATGATTATTGCTTCCGTGGCTGCACGCAGCAATAAACTGCATACGGCGTACAGGGCTGCTAAGGCACAGGTTGAAGCTGCCAGCACGGCAGAAGAAGTAGAAGCTGTAACAATGAATAATTAGGAGGTTGAGAGATGGATTTTTTAGCTTTACGTTATGCCGTATACAATACGGCACACACTTTGACTCATGGTTTTACCTACAAATCGGTGATCGGGGCAATCCTTGCGGTATTGCTGCACAAACACGCGGTATTGTTTATGGTTTTTACCGCATTGGTATTTTTGGACTGCTTCACTCGCTGGATGAGCCTGTCTTATAAGCGCCTGCAGGGCATGGGGCAGACTCCGTCCGTGACGCAGATTATCGGCGGCATTGAGGCAGCTCGCACAGAAGGCCTTATCTCCAGCGAAGTCATGAAGCATCGCTTTGTTGGCAAGGTTATTGTTTATATCCTTTGCGTGCTGGCTGCCGTATTGGTAGATTTGGCCATGATCACGCTGCAGCAGCCTGTATGGGCTGTGCCGCTGGTGGCAGGTTATCTGGTCATCACAGAGCTGCTGTCTATTTGCGAGAACCTCAACGACGCCGGTATTGAGGCAGTGCAAGGTCTTGTTAATGTTATCAAAAAGAGAAGAGGTTGATTGTTATGGCTATGTTATCTGCTCATTTTTCTGAGTCTGAATTTGCTTGCAAGCATTGCGGCGAGCTGCCTGTTTATGGCATTAGCTCTGCATTGCTGACCGGTCTGGAACGCTTGCGTGCACGCTTAGGTCGTCCCATAAACATCACCAGCGGCTATCGTTGCCCGGTACACAATGCCAATGTAGGCGGTGTGTCTAACTCTCAGCATGTCGCTGGTACTGCTGCAGATATCTATGTTGATGGCGTATCTACACGCGAGCTGGCCCGCATCTGCAAGCAGATTTTTGACGGTGTTGGTACTTATGTATCGCAGGGTTTTGTGCACGTCGACATGCGTGCTGGCGGCTCCGTGCCGGGCTATTATCTGTGGGAGGGCTAAAATGTGGGGAAAATATTGCGCAATTACTGCAGCTATATTGTACTTGCTGTTATCTGCCTCTGCATCGGAGGCATCGTCGGCTACAACCTACACAACCTACACGATGACGGCGGCGGAAATGTCAGCGCTCGACAGCAGGTTGAGTCTGCTGCTGCAGCAAACCAAGAGCACCAAGCAAGCGCTGGCAGAATCACAAGCAGCGCTGACAGAGTCGAGAGCAGAATTGAGGAAGCTCAAAATGGAATCAGTCAAGCTGCAGATAGAACTGCAAGCTCAGAGCAGCTTATTGGAGAGTGCCAACAGATCCTTGCAGGCATCCGCCAAAGAGGAAGCTCGCACCCGCCGCAGAATTAAAGCGCAGCGCAATACCGCTATCGTTGCGGCCGTTGGTCTGCTTGCCTATGCTATCAATAAATGATGATTGATTGGGAGAAAGTGATATCTTAGGAGGTCTTGTGTATGGATGTCACTCGTAAGCGAGCGCGTGCGTGGCTACGTATGTGCTCACGAATCGAACTTGACCGTGCCATGGAAGAAGCACGGCTTACGGAGCAGCAGCGGGAAGTCATTGAGTTAATGTTTACCCGAGGCTTGTCCGTGGTTGCCATCAAATTACGCTGTAATATGGACGAGAGTACAGTAAAACGTATCCTTGCCCGCTCTTACGACAAAATCTACAATGTCATCATGTAATCTGCGCCCCAGTGATCCTGGGGTGCTTTTTTTATGCCCTTTTATTGCGCTTTTGCACATCGCTTTTGCCTATACAATGTAGACAGAAATGAGGTGAGCTTATGAATTTTGCAAATATGCCAAATCAACCGAACCTGCCGCCTATGCCGCAGCTCTTTGGTCAGCCAGCACAGCAGATGGCTCCAGCTGGTGAGATTGTATGGGTGCAGAGCGTCGACCAGCTCAATGCTTTAACTCTCCCACCTAATGCGTCAAGAATCTACATGAACTCTGCTGATGCGGAGTTTTACATCGTGACTACGGACAAAATCGGCATGAAGTCTGTGGTAGCGTATACGTTTGTGGAGAAGCCTAAGCCGCAGCCTGTAGAGTACGTTACCAAGGCGGAGTTTGCAGAGCTTATCGCTCTGCTGAAAGGAGCGCAAAATGAATCCAATTTACCAAAGGCAGAATCAGCAGCAGCGTCAACCTCAGGCGGGCGACCTGCAGGTCATCAAGCAAAATCTCAATGATAAAATGCTGCAACAATTTATTGCCCAAGCTAGGCAGCAGGGAATCTCAGAAAACGATATCAATGCTGGCTTGCGAATGCTCGGGTACAAGTAGGCATCACGCGCGATGTGCATTATTATAAAAGGAGGGATATCTTATGGATATCGGCGAAGCAATGGCGTTGACCAATAGTAACAATAACTGGATGAACAATCCGTTTATGTATCTTATCTGGCTGGCGTTTTTCGGCGGCGACGGTTTTGGCTTTGGCCGTCGTGGTAATACCTTAACTCAGGCAGAATTACAGGAAGGTTTTAACAATCAGAATGTAATGCGTGCCCTGGAAGGTATTAAAAACGGTGTTTGTGATGGCTTTTACGCTATGAACACAAATTCTCTGCAAGGTCAAAATCAGCTGCAACGTGATATGTGTCGAGGCTTTGATGCAGTAACTGCTGGTGTTACTAATACTGGCTATCAGTTGAGTAACCAAATCACGGAGAACCGTTTTGCGGCTCAGCAGTGCTGCTGCGAGACCAATCGCAACATCGACAGTGTAAAAGCCGAAAATTACAAAAACACTTGTGAAATCACCACTGCTATCCACAGCGAAGGTGAAGCTACTCGTGCTCTTATCACTGCTAACCAAATTCAGGAACTTCGCGATAAACTGGCAGCCCGTGAACGTGAATTGCAAGCTGAACGCTATCAAGTTAGCCAGCTCACTCAAAACAGTACTATCATCGAGGCAGTGCGTCAGCTGTTAGGTCAGCGTGGTTGCGCTGGCTGCCAATATCTGACTGCTGCTTGATTGGCGGTGATAGGTAATGGCTTATCTGAATACTTATAATCTTGCTAGTCAAGCTCTGGAGGTTGGCAATGTTATTGCACTGGGGGCTAACGACGTGCAGTTTAGTGGGTGCTGCAATGGTTTGAACCATGCAGCGGGCACTGGCATTATCAATGTCAAGGCTCCAGGTGTGTACGAGATCAACGCTACAGTGACTGTTACTGCTACGGCAGCTGGTGCTATCGGCATACAGCTCTATAATGGTGCTGATGCTGTACCGGGTGCTGCTGCCAGTCAAACTGCTGCTGCCGCTGGTGTGGTAATGTTACCCATCAGCAAACTGATCCGCGTGCGTCCGTCCTGCGCTGCTGTCGGTAATGCGGCAAATCTCAGCCTGCAGCTGACAGGTGGTGCCGGAACGGTCACCAGCGTCAATGTAGCAATACATCAAATCGCTTGA